TGCTCTCTTTTGGTAATTCGATGTTCAGCGGGAATGCGGAATAAAGGCGCGTCTGAAAAGTTATGTCTTCGTTGTTGGCTACCAGATGAAACAGCGGCCCACCCATCGGGGTCAGGTCAATGTCAACCAGTATCAGCCAGGGGGAACCCTGCCCGAATTGGTTCTTTGCCTGCCGTAGTGCGAGCGGTAAGGATTTCACGCGCTCTCCAGAGTGAATTCAACGGGGTACAGATAACCGTTGCCGGTATTGATCGGATCAGTCTGCGGGCGTTCAGTGAAGCGGACCTGATGGACCGTTCCGGTTACCGGATGAGTCCAGTTAAAGATTGACCAGCCGCCGACCTGAGAGTCAAATGTCTGCAGGGAGGCCCACTCGGCAGCGGTAAGCATGTATTTGACCGGCCCGAATTTGCGCCGCTGGCGCGTATTACGCGGGCGGGTGTTGGTATAGCCACCTTCCGATTTACTGGAGAGGGTGTCATCTATCGGGGCTTCCGGGCAGGCTTGTGCGTCTGAGGTTAGTGTTGGAAAGTCTGCCATTACTGCGCCCCTCTCATCGCCCATCTAAAGCCGGGGTCAGTGTCCATAGCTTCAAGGATGATCGTTTTAACCATGCTGGCGCCGTCAAACTTCGTGCCGCCGTCCTTGGCTTTCTGCTGCTGGCCGGTGGCGTTGATGATCTCCACCTTCAGACTGACACCACCGCCACCCAGGGCATTATTGGGAGTAATCATGCCTGTTGCACCGGGTGTGAATATCTCCGGGCCGCGTTCGCCAACCAGATAGGATGATCCGCCATAAACCGGACCACCGGCAGCGCGAGCACCATCAACCGGGGAAAAAAGACTGCCGACCGCAGAGGACAAATAATTAAAAACACCTGATACCGCTGCCTTCATCTGTATTCGTACCAGATCAGAGATAATACTGTTGGCCAGGTCGTTAAAATTCAATTTACCGGTCATGACAAAGTTGGTCAGGGCATCTTCCATCTGACGCATGGCATTGACGGCCACATTGCTATACTGGTCGCCCAGCTTTTCAACTTCACGGGCATAACTGGTAATACCGGCCTGCATACCTTCCCAGGGCGAATAACGCTCCATCATCTGCTGCGCTTCTACAATGTCCCAATAAACCTGTTTAAGACGATCAGCCTCGGCGTTCTTATCGAAAGCCGTGGACTGCTGCGGGATGCTGTACTGTTCGTTAGTCATCAAGCGGTATTTTGACAGCGGGGTGACTTTGTAACGGTTTGTTTTAAGTTCACCCGTCTGCATGTTGGCAAGGTTAAAGGCATTGGCAGTGCCGCCGGTCTCATCTTCCAGATTCTGCTGCAGTTCCAGAAAATAGGTGTACTGTTCTTTTTTCAGCTTGTCATATTCCGTCATATTCTTGAACAGCAGGTCTTTTTCTAATGTCCATAAATAAGTGTGCTGGCGGGCCAGCTCCTTCATATGCTTGTCATACTCTTTTAAGGCGGCATCGCTGGGGCCGGTGATCGGTACGCCGGGCGTCATGATGTTTGAACCGGAACCGAGCAGATAACTGGAACCACCGGCAGGGCCGACTGAATTGAAATCAGGTGCAGACATGGCTTTTTCAAAGGCATTAAGCGGGGCCTTCGGTTTGTACTGATCAGTGGCGCCGGTGGCCTTCATGCCGGTCAGCATTATTCCGGGCATTACCAATGTTAAAAACTTTGATCCGAAGGTATCCATGGATTTGATAGCAGCACCGAGATCCTCGGTAAAGGTACGGGTGCCCTTGATCAAACTGGTAAAGATACTGCCCCCGCCGTTTTCCATGGCTGCGGACTGCAATTCAAACCAGGCTGTTTTCAGGCGGTTGGTTTCGGCGGTTAGGCCGGCCATGGCCTTTTCACCAGGCGGGAAAGTCTTTTGTAATTCGGCGGCAAACTTCGGCAGGAAGTCATCGGCAACCACCTTGCCGCCTTCCAGCATCTTGCCCAGTTCCATCGTGGACACATTCATGGCACGGGCGGCGATCTGGAAGGCACCGGGCAGGCGTTCACCCAACTGGCCGCGTAATTCTTCGGCCTGTACGGTGCCTTTGCTCATCATCTGGCTGATAGCCAACAAAGCGCCGTTGGTCTGTTCGGCGGATAATCCCAAAGCGGTGGAAGCCCCGGCCACGGCTTTGAATATCTGCTGGGTGTTTTCGCCCTCCATGCTGGTGCCCTTAGATGCGGCGGATATCTTCATGAATCCATCGGCAGCGGACTGCAGATCAAGGCCCAGCTTTTGTGAGGTAGCACGCACGAAGGCCATGGCAGCGGCGCCGGAACTCATACTGCCGGTGGCGGCCTCGAATGAGTTGCGCAGACGCTCGGCAGCCATACCGGCCTGATGCAGCTGTTGGATCATGGATACGGTGCTGAAACCGGCCACGGAAGCGATAGCCATGGGGCCAAGTTTGGCAAAAATGCTGGTGGCATTATCGGCACTGTTGGAGAGGGTTTTTAGCCCCTGGGAGGCTTTGTCAAAGGCCGGGCCGGTGGTGTCTTTGGCTGTGATATCGATCTGTACTTTGTTGTCAGCCATGGGGTCACATCCTGAAAAGGTCTTTGCTGATACGATTCGCTATGTTTTCCGGTGCTTCTGCCGGTGGCTTCTGCTCATTCTTTTCGGGGGCCAGCATGAATTCAACGGCGGTGAATGGTTCTGCTTTTACTTTGGTATCCCGGTTGATATTGGCGGTCAGCGCCATACTGCGGCCATGCCTAACGTCATCCAGATAACTGCCGAACGGTTCGATCTCGGCATAGGCCATCCATTGGGACAACTGGCTGCTGGTCAATTGTTCCAGCAGTGCCTGCGGATGTGGATAGCCCAGCGCCAGGGCAAGACGGAAACAAAACCTTATTCGGGGCTGGGCACGCAGTTTTTTATTTCTTCAGCCTGACTTTCGGGTGATATGCCGTTCAAACGTAATGCGACGGAACCCAACTGATTAAACAGTTCTGCCGGCAGCCGCGACAAAGTAGCGATATCTTCGTCGTTAAATATCCGACTACCGGAACTATCGACAATGCACCGGGCCAGCAGGGCCGGAGCAAAGACCGACATGTTCATGTTACCTGTTGAATCCTGAAGGGCAGGGTCCGAAAACAATACGTAACTGTCAGAGGCACCCATCTCGCTGATGATGATTTCGTCGCCACCTTCAACCTGAACCGCCTCGGTTTTGAGGCGGCCCAGGGAAAGGATATCAAGTTTCTGAAGAATACCCATGATCAGGATACCGTCACAGAGCCGGATACACGCAGATCAATGGAACCGGTCTGGACGCCATCTACGGCGGTGTCGGGCATGACCGGAAAGTTTTTAACAAAGGCGCTGAAGGTGTAGACCTTGGCATCGGGTGCCGTCAGTTTAAAACTACCGATAGTCGATGCGGCGTGCTTGGCCTTGACGGCGATCTGGCCGGGGTCGGTAGTTAACGGGAAGATCGACATGGAAAGCGAACCGCTATCCACTAGGCCGGTCTTGAACTCTTTGGCGGTGCTTTTCAGATCAGTGACATCGATCTCTGATGCAACTGCACCAGAGGGCTTGAAATCCTTGATCTGCAGGATCTCTGTCCAGGTGACCGGAGTAGCAGTTCCACCGCTGGTATAGGTTGTTAGCAGACGGGTATCAACATCGATACAGAAGGTGTTGGTGCCGGAATCGATAACCGTGGCTGTAGTACCGTTCAGTTCGGTCATACCGGCGATACTGGCGAAGGTCACGCGATCACCTTTGATCAGGCCGTGGGCGGTTGAGGTTATTTCGCCACGAAAAGCCTTGGTGATAGCGGTGATTGTTTTGGCTCCACCCGTCCCGGTGGCAATATGGACGGTTGAACCCTGGGCGCTGATTGCTGATGTGCTCATGGGAAACTCCTTTTAAGGGTCAAGGGGCAAGGGTCAAGGGGTAAACCTTGTCATATCTCGCCTGGGCCGGTGTAATATTGTAGTTCACAGGTAAACTGTCCTGCGGCCAGTAATTGTTCGTCCTGCTGCATTTCGATAGAGGTTGATTTTGGCAGATACACCTGAACCAAACCACCAAAGGTCCGATCCACCTGCAGCGCCTTGACGATATCCTCCAGACCTTTACGAGCTGTGGCGGCTGCGGTGATACCGGATGCGATTATGATGATATCCATGTTCAACTGATGCGACATGCCCCCGGCCAGATTGATCAGTTCCATAGGGGCTTCCCGATCTCGGACCTCTATAGCCGGAAGATCGGCTGGCAATAATGGGTTAAGTTTCCAATCGAATACCTTTGTCCCGATCTGAAGCAGATAGCCGTTGTTGGTGGTGATGGTTTTTAATCTGGTGACTACGGCTTCCAGTATTTGCTGACGGCGACTCATCGTGTTAATTTTCCGGTTAACATAAAATCAATAAATACGTGCTTGACCGCGAACCAGACACCGCCCAAAAAACCCATAACTAGACCGGTAATGATTATTTTAGTTGATAACTTAGTGGCCGTGTTGATGTTCTTGGCCAGATTGCGCAGCGTGTCAGCCTCGTCATGGTTGAAAGAACATTTCACACATTGGAGCCGTTCGGTAAGTGCATCCAGATCATATTGTGTCAGCACCATTTTGCGTTTCTCCGGGAAGTTATCAGCCATTGTCAGAAGTCCTTTGTCAGTTCAATCTCGACAAATCCGGCACCATCAGGCAATTTCTGCGTGGCCTGATAGTTGATGTCGTTAATGGTCAGGGCGGTTTCGTTTTCAATGATGTTGTCGGCCATTGCTTCGGTTACGGTCAGGATCGGGCCGCTGCTGACAACTTCGCCGCTGAAGGTTTGCACCAGTTTCCCGGCTTCCTGAAACAGGCCGTAGAATGATTCAAAGGGGGTGAATACTTCATCACCCATGGCGTTGATCATTGCGGCTGTGTCGGCGGCGCTGAATTTCATGCTGGTCCTTTTAAAAGGGGCGGGGGTTAGCCCGCCCCGGTTAAGATCAGGTTGTCAGTGCGTCGAGCATTGCGGCAAAAGACTCGGCGTGACGAACTGCGACATCGACATCCTGAAGGATGCGAACGCGGACAGTACCGGCAGAGCCACCAGTG